TCTCTTTGTATAGACCAAAATTTTGTTTTATTAGAATAAATATTAGAACTATCCAATGTTGCTATATAATCTAAAGGTGGTCTTTTAGCTAAACCATCAACTAAACCATTTTGTAAATTTATTTGGTCTTCTCCCTGATTGATACCTCTTTGAGTGGGTGTCTGTTGGGACATACCATTCAAGAAATTAGGAATTGATTGCGATACTACGCTTCCCATTAGTAAGTCCTACGAGGTGTTCTATTAATTATAGAAAATGTATTGCTGTCACCTTTAAGAATATTAACGTCAGCCTCTTGGCTATCTGCTTGATGAAATGCCATTAGAGCTTCATTCTCATCTTGACCTATTAATTGAGTAATTTCTTTATCACCTATAAATCTTGAAGCAAATCTTCTTGCCGCTTTCATTGTAATATATTGTCTAGCGTATTCAGGACAGTGTTCCAGTTGTTGTACTAGAACCAAATCAACACTTGCAGGTGCTGAAGTAAAGACATCTGTGTGATTATCCATGTCATATAAGTAGCCGTTTCTAATTGTGTAATTTAAATATCTGTAAGAGGGGTTTGCGTCTGCTTTAACGCAGTTTGAAGGAAGGGGTACTTTACCATCACTGTCGATTGATAAAGATTTATAATTTATATGTGTGTTGAAATTCCACCCTTGAGATTGAATGGACATTGAAGTTTCGTTAAGAATATTTATAGCTGTTGATACATCTACTGTAGTAGTTCCTGTAATTGAGTTAACAGGTGCTTCTCCAATCGTACTCAACATAATGTTGACCGACTGTAATTCTGTAGTAGGTGTAATTTGTGTTGCCATATATCCTTTAAGTTAAATTTTGTGTGAGTACACAGGGCGGATTGTCTGTGTTAATCTCCGCCCTGTATAAATTAAGAAGTATTATGCTTCTTTGATACCTACTGCCGCTTCTGGTCTTAACACACCGTGTCCCATTGCGTATTTAGCTACCATCAAAGTACCTTGTCTTCTGATGTCGTACTCTTTTTCAACAGCTAAATCCATTAGCTTAACAGTTCCTACTGCTGAAGGGTGAGATACAAGTGCAACATAGTTAGTCAAGTTAACTGCTTGAGGAGTTGTTCCAATAGCCGCACCTGCATCAACGCCTGAAGTGACGTTAGACGCTACAAAGTGAGCTACAGGTACTAATTCAATCCCTGCAATTTTAACTACTCTACCTGAAGCAACACCACCGTTAGCTCCACCACTGAAGTCAACATTGACTGCATTCGTAGCGTTTGCTAATTTGTAGTATTCTTCCAATCTGATAAAGCATTTTCTGCCTTCAGATGGTACGTAGTTTGCATCTAATTGTTTAGCCGCACCAAATAGTGCATCAATCATAGCGTTAGCCGCAGTTGCGTCTGTTGCTGAAGCGATACCAGTATTAGTGATAGTTGCTCCTGCACCATATCCACTGTCAGATACGTTAGCTGATGCTAATGATGCTTGACCAATAGTTTGTAAGATGTGCTTATCTTTAGTAAATGCTAAAGCTCTTCCGATTTCAGAAGAGTAAGCTGACCTTACGTCCCAGTGGTTTTTAGCTTCTTCGATATTCGATAAGAATACTGAAGATGTTAGAAGGTCATTAATTGTAATAACCTTTTCGTTGTGGTTTACGTCAGAACCGTTGATTTCTGCTCCTGCTGTATGGTATGAAGCGGCTACTCTACCCATTACTGGGAAAGTTGCTGATTTTCCAGAAGATATACTTCTAGTCATATCTGCACCTGCTGTTTTTGAAGCTCTATCAAATGAAGTAATTACTTCACCTGCGAATACTTTTAAAAACAATGCGTCTTCAGAACCACTTGCATTTACTCTTCCAACTGATACTGGAGTTGCGTTTGCCATAGTGTTTTCCTTTTGTTATTTATTGTTTATTAAAAGCCTCTTCAATTCAGTTATTTAGTCAAGATTGTCCTCCGCAGAGGGTCAAGTTATTTGGCTAATTAAAGTTGGCAGTTGCCACACATAAGTGTTGCACAACTATTTTTTATGTCGTCTTTTTCTTTTTAGGAAATCCTGCTTTCATATTTTTATATGCTTTAGCGGATACCGTACTTTTACTTTTTGGTCTTGATGTACCAGATTTTTTTCTAGCGTTCATATTTCTATAAAGGCTCATATTATAACTCCGATTTACTTAGTTTTTCTTTTACTGTTGCTTGGTAAGCAGGGTCATTTGCATACCTCTCATCTCCCATAGCTCTTGTAACTTCAGCCCAAGACTTATAACCATCTTGACCTGACACTGTAGCTTTGCCTTCTACAAGGTTAGGCTCACTACCGTTAGCTCCATCAAATTTAGCTTTTAAACCTGCTATTGCTAACTTTGCAGTTTCTACATCTTTAGAATTAACTGCTGTATTGTAAGCTGTCTTCTCTGCGTCAGTCATATTGTCTGCCGCCCAGTTAGACATTTCATTATAAGCCTCATTGCCACCTGCTATTTCTTTTAATGAACTAGCTTGTTGGTCTGCAACTGCTTTTTGACCTTCGATAAACTGGTTTACATATTCTTTAGGTATACCTGCTTTTTCTAAAGCCTCGTATGACTTAGCATCTAACTCACCTTTTTCAGCATATTCAGAAGACAGGTTTTCCATGTTAAGCCCTGCACTCTCAACTGCTTTTTCAGCAATATCTAAATCATTTTTGGGAGCATCTGTTTTAGGTGCTTCCGTATTGTCACCAAGTTTCTTTTCTAATTCCTGATAGGACTTTGCTAAATCTTCAACTGAGTTGAATTTTTCAGGTAAGCCTTCAGGTTTACTTTGTGTAACATTTTCTTCTACAGGTTTTTCACTTGTAGTTTCTGGTTGTTTTATCTCTACTGTTTCTACCATTGTTTCCTTTTATTATTGTGGCTTAGTAAGATTACCTGCAACTTGAGGGATAGCTTTTTCAGCCATCTGCATCATTTGTTGTTGCTGTGCTTGTTCTTCTTGTGCCGCTTGTTCTTCCGCTAGTTGTTCTTGAGATTTTAATAAACCGTCAGTATCAATACCAAGACCGATAGCTATACGTTTAATTAAATCATCTGGGTTTAATGCCTGAACAACTTGTGGATTTATTTGTGCTAAGTTTCCTATCTCTGCAACAAATTCTCTTAATTTTTGTAAATCGTTTCCTCTACCTAGTGCCTCAATACCAGTAATAATAGTAGGCTTAACTGTGCCTTTAGGTAACTTGGGAATTTCTCCTGCTGTTTCCATTCTTTTCATTAGTATAGAAACTAACGGTAGCTGAAACTCTTGTGATAATAATGAATATATACCACCCATAGCAGTCTCTAATTGTTCTGCCATGTATCTAATCTCTTGTGCAGTTACTCTTTCTGCATCTCTTTGTATTGCTGTGTGTAGTAAGAAAGCATAAGACATTCTCTCTTCTAATTTAGCAATAGATTGCTGTACTACTTGTAAATCATATTGTTTCTGTGCCTGTAATACGGTTACATCTTCTGCACTTCCAGTAATGATGTCACCATTTCTAGTCATAGCTAAATCTTTTTTTCTAGTAACAGCATTAGGTCTAACCATAAATACTACTTTAGATGAAGCCGCCGCACTTTCTACAAGTGCTTGAGATAAACCTTCTAATGATTTTAAATCACCAATAAATTCTTCTACGTAACTTCTTCCATAATCTTCATTGTCAACTCTTACCATTCTTAATGCTTGATAAGGCATTCTTTCATTTTTAAATGTACCAATACTTTCAGGTATTTTAATTCCGTTTACTTCTTGGCAAACGTAAAACTCATTGTCATTTAATTTATAAACATGAGTGTATAATTCTATTTCTTCATCAGATTTATAATCAGGGTCAGCAATTACTTGTGCTGATACTTCTTTACCTAAAGATAAAATACTTGCTTTCTCTTTGATAATTATTTCTAAAATATTTCCTGAAGCATCTCTTCTAACTACGTACTGTGATAAAGGAAATACTCTCATGCTTCCTTTTTTAGGTAGGTAAGTTAATACATTACCACCAACAATAAGATGTTTTAATGCTTCATAAACTGAAACTCTTAATGCAAGTTGTTCTATTTTACTTGATACTTCTTTTTCAATAACAGACAAAGATTTCTCAATGTCAGTCTTCATGTCTTTATTTTCTTCTAATTCTTTTTTAGCTTCACCTGCTATTTGTAGTCTAAAAAATGGGGAGTTTGGTGGAAGCAAAAGTAAAAGAAGTTTACTTGCTAGGTTGTTGACACCTCTTGCACCAACTGATTGGAATGGAGTGTATAGCTCACTTGAAGAAGTAAAGCCATCTGGTTTTATTAAAGAAGGAATAGTTAGTTCACTACACTCTTCTGCTCTGTCTAAATAATGTTCTCTCTCTGACTGAAGTTTAAGGTATCGTTCTTTAGCTGTATGTTGCTTCTGTAGACTACCTTCGTATTCCATTTAATTAGATACTTGAGCTAGTAGCAATGTTAAGACCTGAAGAAGTATTTAAAGCAGTTGTACCTGATTTTTTAACTTTCTTCTTTTTAATGTCTAAATCTGCATCATTAGCTTTAACTAATTCAGGAGATAAATCCTGTGCTTGTTCTCCTCTAACTGGCATTGGAGCTATAGGCTGTATTGGAGCTTGAGGTATTTTTGGTGAACCACACATTATTGTTCTGACCTTTCTTTGAGAGTGTTAATAAAGTTTACTACGTCTCTTTGACCTGCTTTAAAGTAGATAGTCTTAGTATCATCTTGCAAGTTAGGAGACTTTTCAGGGTAGACTTTGTTTAATAATTTAATTAAATCGTCTACCTTCAATGGTAAAACCACATCATCTGTTAAGTTTTTCATCTAAAAGAGCAGGTTTAGTCCCACAGACTGCCAGTCACAGTCCCTTTATTATATTCGGTGGCTCTATTCTCAAAGAAGTTTGCATGTTCTACGCCATTTAATACCCAATCTAACCACGATAGAGGGTTTTCTTTGACACCAAAGTTAGGCTTTAAAGATANCTGAAGCAATCTTCTATCAGCTATGTATCTAATATACTGTTTAACTTCATCAGCTTTAAGTCCTCTAATACCACCTTGTGCAAAAGCTAAATCAATAAACTTATCTTCTAAATCAACCATGTCTCTAGCTGTTTGATAGATACTTGCTTTAAATTTTTCAGTCCAAATATTTGGGTTCTCTTTAATTAAAGCATGGAATATTTTAATCATACTTTCAACGTGGTGTGTCTCATCTCTGATAGACCAAGTNACNATNTGNCACATNCCTTTCATACGCCCATATCGTTGGAAGTTAAGTAGCATAACAAAGGAAGCAAACAACTGTAAGCCTTCACCAAATGCAGAGAAACAAGCTATCTCTCTAGCTAATCCTTCTATGCCTGTTCCTTTACTTTGAAATAGATAAGTATGTTTATCAGACATCTCTTTATATTCTTGAAACGCTTTGTATTCCTTATCAGGTAATCCAATAGTATCATTCAATAAAGAATAACTGTGTGCATGATTAGCTTCTGAAGTAGCTATCGCTGATAACATCATTCTAATTTCAGGTGGTTTAAATTTAGGAATGTATTTATCTAAATATGCTTGTGCAATATCGACATCACCTTGAGTAAAGAATTTTAATATTTGTCCTATTAAGTTTTTTTCTTCTGCTGATAATCTTTCATTCCAGTCTCTTACATCTTCATGTAATGGTACTTCACTAGGTAGCCAGTGCATTTTTTGTTGCATGTCGTAACTTGCAAATGCCCAATCGTATTCAAAGGGTTTGTAGTATGCTCTTGTTTTAAATAAACTCATCTTAGTAACTCTATCCCTTCTATTATGATTAATATTAATAACTCTACTGCTAGGACAGTATGATAAACCGTCCATAGCACTGTTTGTTTTTGTTGTTTTATTTTTCTTGTTTTCTTTTTAAAACCAAAAGATTTAATTGGTGGGTAATTCATTTCTGTCCCCTTTTAGTTCTATCTCCATACAATTTTTGCCATGACCAACTGGTTAAATAAGTTGAGTAATGATAAATTATTTTTAATATACATATCTTCATTATTCACACGCCAAGCAATCTGCTTCTGGTATGATTGTCCTTTCTACTTTTTTTGATACTAACTCTGCACGTTTGATTGCTTCACTTCTGCAATAGTACAAAGTTTTTAATTTCTTTTTCCATGCTAACATGTGAGTGTCATGCAACTCTTTAATGTTTACATCAGCAGGGACGAAAAGATTTACTGACTGTCCTTGACAAATATATTTCTGCCTGTCAGCCGCATGTTCTATTATCCATTGTTGATTTATTTCAATACCAGTTTTAAAAATATCTTTTTCATAGTCTGATAACTCTTTAAGATGTAAGACACTGCCTCTTTGCGAGACAATGGACGACCATATAGCATCATTGTTTATCCCTTTCTTTTCTAATAGTTTTTCTAAATATTTATTCTTAACTAAGAATGAACCAGACATAGTTTTTTGCACATAAGCATTGGCTCTATAAGGTTCTATTGAAGGTGAAGTAGTCCCACAAATAATAGATGATGAAGCGTTAGGTGCAACAGCTAATAAGTGTGCATTACGCATACCAGTGCCTTCCATGTCAGGAGCTTCTCCTCTTTTAACTGCAAGTCTTTTACTTTCTTCTACTGCTTCTTCTTTAATACTTTTAAACATTTTCATATTTAAAGATTTAGCTAACGCACTTTCAAAAGCTATGTTCTTAGATTGTAAATAAGCATGGAAACCCATTGCTCCTAATCCAATACTTCTTTCTTGTGCCGCACTAAACTTTGCTCTGAACACACTGTCAGGTGCATTCTCTATAAAGTAAGTTAAAGCGTTGTCTAAAAATCTAACTAAATCAGGTATGAATAATTTATCATTCTTCCATTCATCATACTTTTCTAAATTAACAGAAGACAAACAACACACTGCTGTTCTATCTTCGTTAGTAGGTAAAGTAATTTCAGTACATAAGTTTGAGTGATGTACTTTTAATCCTAATTTCTTTTGTGTTTCAGGCAATGCTTCATTGATAGTATCTATGAAAGAAACATAAGGCTCACCAGTAGCTACTCTATTTTCTAATAGTTTTTGCCACAACTCTCTAGCTGATACTGTACGCACTACTTCTTTTGTATGTGGGTCAATCAAGTTCCAACTGTCATCATACGTGGGTTCAGCTACACACTTTTCAATCAAGTGCATAAAATCATCTGAAATATTTATTGCATGGTGAAGGTTAAGACATTTTCTATGTATGTCTCCTCCACTAGGTTTTCTCATTTCTAAAAATTCCATTATCTCTGGGTGAGACATGTCCATGTAAGCCGCATAACTACCACGCCTTGTTTTACCTTGAGAGAATGCAAGTATCTCACTGTCAACTACATGTAAAAATGGAATTGAACCTGATGATTGTGAACCACCTGAAGTGCTTGTACCATCTGAACGTACATGTCCCCAGTAACCACCTATGCCACCACCAATAGAAGCTAACCAAGCGTTCTCTGTGTAGTGTCCTGTTAATCCTTCTCTACTATCTCCTACATAATTTAAGAAACAAGAAATAGGCATACCTCTGTTTGCTCCACCATTAGATAAAATAGGTGTAGAATACATGAACCATAATTTAGAAGCGTAATCATATATACGCTGTGCCATCTCATCATTATCAGAGAATGCTTTAGCGGCTCTCATAAATCCATCTTGCGGTGAGTTCTCGTTAGGTAGTAAGTACCTATCTTTTAAAGTTGTCTTACCAAAGTCAGTAAGTAGTTCGTCTCTTTCGTAATTAATCATCTTTGCTTTCTGTTACTGTGGGTTTGGCTTCTTTATCAATAATAAAATCTATGTATTGTTTGGCTTTCTTTAAATCTTGAATGCCGTTCTTATGTCTCCAACGAGTTATGTACTTAACAACATTACCTTCACAGTATGAAAGTTTGTTTTTAACAATGTAATCTATGGGTTCGATACCGCCTTGATTATAGTGTACTGGTTTACTTATATCGTCCATAGTTTTACCTTCCCTGTTTTCTTATTGTATTCTCCATGTCTTAAAATGTGTGCGACCCTAGCTTGTTGTAAGGCTTCTTTTTCTGTGTAACCTTTTTCTTTGTAGATACCTTTGACCACTTTCCACAAATCTTTAAGTGTGCAGTTGGTATATTTAAGAAGTAGTTTCTCTGCTGTTTTAATTCCAACACCTTCAATTCCATCATAGCCATCTGTCTTGTCACCCATGATTGCCTGTATCATAAAATTATAATTAGCTATCTTCTCAGGTATTTGTTCAAAGTTACTGCCGTCTTGTGAAAGATTACATGGGATTGTTTTCATGTCTTTATCTATACTAACTAATATTCTTTCTTCAGTTAGTGCAGGTTCAGTTGCCATAATACCCATGACATCATCAGCTTCTAAGTTAGCCCAGACAACACCATTATGTTTTTTCATAATGTGTTCACGCATAGCTCCTAGAACTATTGGTTTACGTTTTTCTTTTCTGTTTGATTTGTATGTAGGTAAGACATCTTTTCTAAAATTATTCTTATCTGTAAGTGCCACAACATAATCGTCTGCTGACAAGTTAGAACCTAAGTCATCTATCACTGCGTCTAGCTGTTGAATACAACTGTTCTCATCAGCATGTAATGTCCATAGTCCATCACCCCAGTTGATTGGTCTCTCATTGTTAGTAGCTATTTGATAAGCAAGTATATCGCCATCAATTACTAATACTCTTTTCTTTTTGTATCTATCACTCATTTTACTATCCTTTGTTGCATAGATTTGCTTAAATTTTTTGGTAGAAATATTTCGGCTAAAGGCACAAGAACAAACTTGCTTCTCCAACCATCACCACCGTTCTTTAATGTTTTGATATATTTTTTAGCCAACCTTTTGATTGTTGCTGTATCAAATATCATTCTACAATAATCTTTGTCACCATCTGCCAGTATATGACACCAGTAATCAGACGTTGTAGCCATGACACCTGAAGGTTTACCGTTACATTCTATCTCTATTGCAATGTTACCTGTTTTAAACCACCAGTCTCTTTCTGTTTTAACTTCTATCTTGGTCTTATCTTTATCTAAGATAGAGGCTAAACGCTTCTCTCTTTCCTGACCATATTTTAGGTCAAGGTCAAATTTTTTATTATACATTAGTGTGTTCCACTCCAATTGGTTGATATTTTATATTCGCCTGTTAGCGGCACTCTTAATTGGTAGTGTTCACCTGCACGTTTAATACATTCTACTGCTATCTTTCCAATATCTTCAGCGTCTTGTTCTTCACACTCAACTTGTATTTCATCATGTACCCATACAACTTGTTGTGCGTTCTTAAATTTCTTAACTTCTTTATTAAATTCGACTAACCATTTCTTACAAAGAATAGCTCCTGCACTTTGCAACAATGTGTTAAGTGCTGAATAACTATTACGAACTTTAATTTCTCTTTTGTCTAAACCTTTAATGAAACCACGTTCAGCCGCAGACTGTACGCCTTCAATAAGTTTTGCTAATGCAGGTAAGTTATTTAAAAATCTTTTCTTAATCTTTCCTGCTTCTTTAAAAGGTTTGTTAATTACTTCAGCTATCTTTTTGACTGAACCACCGTAAAGAAAACAATAATAAAATCTTTTTGCATTGTCTCTNCTGTCTAACCCTGCAAGTTTCTGTGTCTCTGTATGTATGTCACCTTCAAGTACAACTTTAGTGTATTCACCGTTGTCAAACTTAGACATAAAATGACAAAGCATTCTAATTTCTAAACCTGAAACATCTATACCAACTAATCGTTTACCTTCTGGTACTGTAAATAATTCTCTACATTCTGTTCCAAAAGGTGCAGAAGTGCTTGGTACTTGTCCTAAATTAGGAAAAGAATGACTTGCTCTTGAAGTAACACAAGAATTTGTATTACATGTGCCATGAATTTTACCATTACGTTCATGTTTTAACCATGCTTGTGAACCATTTGCTATCTGTGCAATTCTTTTGTTTAATAAAAAATGTTCACACAATATTTTAGCTTCTGGGTATGGAAGTTTGCTAAGAATTGTATCATCTAGTTTAGCTTTACCGTCTGTAGTAAATTCTTTTGCGTCCCAACCATACTTATCTTTTAATCTTTGTGCTACATGGTGTCTGCTTGATGGATTAAATATAGTAACTTGGTCTTTTAATTTCTTACCTGTTTTAGTAGACCATCTTTCATTCACGATAGGTTCAAACACACCTTGTAATTCTTCAGCTAACTCAGCTTGTCTCGCTTTTAACTTAATAGATAACTCTTCTGCTTTAGCTCTATTAAAAGTAAAACCATGTTGTTCTTGTTTAAATATTAAAAAAGCTACTTCATGCTCTAAGTCCATAGCTTCTTGGGAGTAACCTTTTTCTTCTAAGACTTTGTATAATTTGTAAGTAACTTCTGTATCTTGAATACAATACTCAAGCATTTCAGGTGTAAATGTCTGCCAATCGGTATCTATCTGTTCTTTGTACTCACCTATTCTATTACCCCATGCTTTTAATGAGTGCTTACCTATGCAATCTTTTGGAAAATCTTTTCTTGAAAAATCATTATCTTTAATGTCACTATATACTAATCTTGTACCCACTAATGTGTCGAAAATTTTACCCCTAAATGTAGCGGAATATAATTTCTCTAATACAGGAATATCAAACTTAATAATGTTATGACCTATGATTAACTCTGCGTCTTCTAAAAGTTTAATAGCGTCTTCGTTACTAGGTGTAAGTATTTCACCTGTGTCGATATTCTTTAAGACAATGCAATGTACTTTGTCACATACATTAAGGAAGCCATTGGTTTCTATATCAAAGATAAAAGAACTCAAAGTTTTACCTTCTTAATTTTTAATACATTGACAGTAGGCATAGTAGTTACGTTACCTACATCACCCAATGTACCATCATCATTAAAATTTACATCTGAAGCTAATACATGGACATCTTTGTCAGCTTTAAGTAACCAACCATTTGAAATACAAATAGTTACTTTACTATTAACTGCGTCCTTTAAAGAAACCCATTCAGCCGAACCATTTATATCTTTCCAATATAAAGAAACGAATTGTGCGTTTAATATCTTTTTATTTATTGTTGGTAATTTCATAATTAATGTAATGTTTCTAATTTAACTTCCACATACCAAGCCTCGTCTTGCCCACCTAAAGCTAGGTTTGTTAGACTATCTTGCAACATGAATGCTGTTTTTAAACTTCCTACTGTTATTGTTTGTTTCTTGTTTGTTGATTTAGCTTTTGCTAATGCTTCAGTAACTAACCCTGACCAAAATAAAGCGTCTCTTTTTTTCTTTGCAGATACTTTTTTAATAGTCATCTAAAACCTCTGATGTAGTTTCAGAAAGACAACCTGTTTCTAAATTATATAGTAGAGAACATGCTTTGCCTGTCTCACCAGAATATCTATTTTTAAGAATTGCTAGATTAGCTATTTTTTTATCTGACTTAATGTCTCTGGATATAGAAATAATTAAATCTGATAATTGACCTATTGAAGCTGAGCCTCTAAGAGCATTCATGGTAACTTCTTTACCGTCTTCATAGCCCTTATCACCTTCTGACCTTCTTAAATGGCTAATAAGTATGACACCTATNCCTGTTTCTTCTACAAGTGTTCTTAATGTGCTTACAAAATAATCAATTAACTTTCTTTCATCATTAGTATGTTCATCACCCAATGCAGATAAAGCCATGTGTAAATGGTCTAATACTACAAAGTCTACTTCACATGATTTTGCTAAATATCTTATTTTAGTAAGTAAGTTATCTGCGGCTGTACAGCCAAAGTGATTAAATAAATAAAAATTCCCATTACCAACAGTTGATTTAAAAGTTTCTTCAAGTTGTGTTTCATTTATACCTTCTCTTGTTAAATGCAGAGGTTTTTGAAGGGCAACACCCATGATACCTAATGCACTACGTTTAATACTTTCTTCTAAAGCTATGTAACCAACTTTAAAATCTTGTCTTAATAAATCTAATGCTACATGACGACAGAAAGAACTTTTACCTACTCCACTACCTGCTGTAATAGTTGTAAGCTCTCCCTTTCTTAAACCATGTGTCTTATCGTTAAGACTTTTAAAAGGGTACTGTGCTGTAACGTGTTTATCTTCTTTTAATATTTCTTCAAAAATTTCAGAACCTAATACAATACCATCTGGTCTATATGGTTTTGCATTCCACATAGCTGATTTAAGTTCTTCTGTTCTACCTGCTAACAACATTTCGTTAGCGTCTTTAAGTGGTAGAGAAGCAATCTTGGCTTTGTTAGGCGTAAAAAGTTTTGCAACTTCGTTTGCCGCTTTCTGCCCTGCTTCGTCTTGGTCGAAGCATAAGATTACATTCTCGTAACCCTCCAAGAATTCTAGAGAATTTTGAATATCTTTTTTTGCACCTGCCGCACCAGTTTTAATGGAGACAAAATCAAATTTATTATCGTTGACCTGACTAAATGAAAGACAATCAAGTTCTCCTTCACAGACAGTAATATATTTTCCTTTTCCTCTACAAGTTTCTTGTCCAAACAAACCTGCTTCTTTTGGATTACCTACCCATTGAAAATCTTTATTAGGGTATCTAAATTTTTGTGCTACGATTTCTTTGCTATCATTATAATAATTAGCAATATGACATGGACGTGCAAACCATGAACCTACTTGGTAGTTATATTTTTTTACTGTATCTAAATTAATTCCTCTTTTATTAAGAGGTAAGTGTTCACCTTTAACAAAGTTAGTAACCTCTTCTTTTTTGATTGGTTGTAATTCGGCATTCATGATTGTTGATTTTCCTTTTGTGGTGTGTTGACATGAGAAACAATGTGTATGTCCGTCTGAATAGACGGCGTTAGCGTCAGACGAAGAACAGTTGTCACAAGGCTCGTGATATAAAAATTCGCTTTCAGTTTCGTTCATAATGTAATAATTTGTGTGAGTTTAAATAAGTGAGGGCTTCGTGGCGGAATGGTTACGCAGAAGATTGCAAATCTTTGTATCCCAGTTCGAT